ATCACAATCAGTTAAAAGAGTTGATTGATAATCTGCGGCATCCAACAGAAACATCTATACCATTTACTGAACTAATGAATGATGCCGCAGATGAACTTGAAGAGATAATGGTCCTGTTAGAAAAGCAGCAGGTCATCATTCGTCGCATCTATGCAGAGAAGCTGCCTGACACTTGGTTCGTGTGTGGTGAAAGTGGCAACAAGGATCAAAACGGGCTACCTGATCGCATTGAAGTCTGCCCTGCCTATGGTGTTGGTTGGACACAACTCTATCAGAAAACTGACACAACTATCATGCTGGAAGGTTCATAAAATGGTAAAATATCAGTACTACTATCATAATCACAACATCAGGGCTGAAACCAATGTGACCGAGAGACGGGCGCCGACCGATGAGTCTGTGCGACTTCTCAAAGAGATGGAGTTTGAAGCAAAGCAGAAGATCGTTGAATCGATCACTGTGAACAATACCACATTTGAATGTAGCATTCAGATGAACATTGATATGCTCAATGACAAGTCAGTATACTGGATCGTGTACAGGCTGAATGGCAAACAGGGAAAACTTGAGGTCGGTATTCCAAACTATAGAAATCTTACGGACATTGAAAAGATCATTCATGTTCGTGATGAACTGGCCAAGGACATTGCAGCAAACATGATTGACGATCTACTAAGAACCGAACGCACACGAAATCTATTTTTGCGCGGCCATTGAGCTGTATGAACACATAGGAGATACTAAATAATAGCATGATTTATTCATTTATAGATACCGAAACCGAAGAAGAGTTTGAATTGGAAATGACCTATGATCAACTCAAGGTATTTCTAGAAGCTAATCCAAAATTTAACCAGACATTTCGCATGAATGTTGTTGATCCAGTAGGAATTGGCGTTACCAAACCACCAGCAGATTTTCAAAAGCATGTTCTAGGTCGCATTAAAGAAGCTGTGCCAGGAACAAGCAAAAAAGCCATTGAGAAACGATGGCACATTCCAAAAGAGATTTAACATAAAAAAGAATTTACGATTTTCAGAAGAGAGTGGTCACGCAAGTGATTCGCTCTCTTCTGCTTTTAAGGGAGCTAAAATGTCTAAGAAACCAAAGAACAAGACTAACAGACAACAACCAGAAGCACAAAAGCAGGCTGCTCATTTTGAGTTAAGACACATCAAGCCGCTTACACCAAATCAGGAGAAAGCATTCAATTCATACAAACAAGGCTATCATCTTATGCTTCATGGTTTTGCTGGAACAGGGAAAACATTCTGCGCTCTATATCTTGCTCTAAATGAAATCTTGACAGACACATCAATATACAATAAAATAATCATTGTTCGCTCAGTTGTGCCTTCCAGAGATATGGGATTTCTACCTGGCTCTATGAAAGAGAAAGCTGCTGTGTATGAAGAACCATACCGTGAGATTTGTGATAGTCTCTTTGGTCGCGGTGATGGATATGATATACTGAAGATGAAAGGTATTGTCCAGTTTACAACCACATCATTCTTGCGTGGTATTACATTCAACAAGGCTATTGTAATTTTGGATGAAAGTCAAAATCTCACGTTTCAAGAAGCTGATACTGTGATGACTCGTATGGGTGATGAATCCCGTATCATTGTGTGTGGTGACTTCAGACAGACAGACTTGTTGAAGAGATATGAACAAGAAGGCATCACACAGTTGATGGCCATTACTAAGAGAATAAATACTTTCTCACATATAGATTTTCAGAAAGAAGACATTGTACGTTCTGGCCTTGTCAAATCGTACATCATACAGAAGGATGCAATGGGGCTATGAAGACATTCAGCGAATATTTGGCTGAAGCCAATATTACAAACAAAGAAGTGGCCGATATGGCAAATGCTAATGATGCATTACTTGATAAGACATATGGATATGGTAGAAGCAGGATCAGCCCAATTCGCGGCAAAAACAAAGCATTTGGGCAAGCATCAAACTTCAATAGTGCATTGCGCGGAATAATTGCCGCTAAGAGAAGCAAGGGTAATCTTCGTGCCACATCTGATGCTATTCATCGCGGCTGGGGTGAAACTGTCAAGACACATCCTGCTTCTGATTCAAAGAAGCAGGCAAATCGTGAAAAACTCAAAGGCACACCATACTTCAAACTTTCACGCGATGAACAAAGCAAAGATGATGTGATTGCCAAAAATATCATCAAGCGTGTAAAGAGAAAGAAGAAGAAATAATGCCAAGATTAGTTCTCATTACAGGTGGTTTTGATCCTGTTCACTCAGGCCACATAGAGTATATCAATGCGGCCAAAGAACTCGGAAACTATCTGTTTGTGGGACTGAACAGCGATGAATGGCTTACTCGCAAGAAGGGTAAGCCATTCATGCCCTGGCATGAAAGACATATGATCATATCAAATCTGAGGGCAGTAGATGATTGTTTTGCGTTTGATGATAGTGATAGTTCGGCGTGCGATGCGATTCGTAAAGTCAGAGAAGAGAATCCAGAACAGACGATTGTCTTTGCGAACGGAGGCGACAGAACTCAGGAGAACATACCAGAAATGAATTGTGGTGTGGATGATGTTGAGTTTGTCTTTGGTATTGGTGGTCAAGAAAAGAAGAACAGTTCATCTTGGATTCTAAAGAATTGGGAAAGCAAATGAAGAGCTTTAAGGAATATCTAACAGAAGAAAAAGCTTCAAAAGAAGAAGCCGTGTATCAAGACAATCCTAAGAATGAACAGAAGTGTATCAACTGTACCATGTGGCGTGAACCTAATAAGTGTACTGCGGTTGCTGGCGTGATTGATCCTAATGGATGGTGCAAGTGGTACAAAGGTGGTGCTTATGGTAAGAGAGGTAATAAAGTGTGAAGAAGTTTAAATTCGTTGAAGGAATGCCAGAGTTAAAACAACTTGATGTGGACGAAAGCACAGGTAAAAGATTCTATATCACACCAAACGGCGTAAAGCTTCCTTCCGTTACAACTGTTCTCGGCCACTTCAAAAAGAAGTCTCTCATTGAATGGCGCAATAGAATTGGCAATGAAGAAGCTGATAAGGTAATGTTCCGCGCTTCCAATCGTGGCACTCGCTTTCATAACATGATGGAAGGTTATCTTCGCAACGAGGATGACTTTCTCAATGGTGTAATGCCTGACATGAGACAGGCTTTCAACGATATGAAAGAAACGCTTGACTTGATTGACAATATACGTTATATTGAAAGTCCTCTCTACAGTGAGAAGCTTGGTGTTGCAGGAAGAACAGATGTCATCGCAGAGTTTGCTGGTGTTCCTTCTATCATAGACTTCAAGACTTCGCGCAATGAAAAGAAAGTAGAATGGATTGAAAATTACTTTGAGCAAGGAACTGCGTATGCTCTGATGTATGAAGAATTGGTAAACGAACCTATGAATCAAATCGTTATTCTCATATCGGTTGATTTTATGGAACATCCACAAGTTTTCATTCGTGATAAGAATCAGTATGTTCAAAGCTTGTTGGAAAAAATACACTTGTACAAACAGGAAAAACTATAATGTACTTAGAACCTTGGATGATCGCCACACTTTGCATTGCATTTGGTGCTTGTGCTTATATTAGTGGCCGCAGAGGATTTGCCCAAGGTGGTGAGTTCGCATTGCAGTTGCTCGTAGAAAAGAGAATGATCAAGATTACAGACGAAGGTGAGATTCTTCGTTGGACTCCATATGATGATAAGCCAAAGAAGACCACAAGAAAGAAGAAGTGATGAAACGTTATGTGATTGGTGATGTGCATGGTTGCTATGATGAACTGTGTGAACTGTTTGAGAAGATTGAAAAGCATCATGGTGGTTATGACTACAAACTGATCTTTGTTGGTGACTATGTTGATCGTGGCCTAAATTCTCGCGGCGTTGTCGAACTAGTAATTGAATTGCAGAAGCGCGGCCATATTGCTCTAATGGGCAATCACGAAGATATGTTGCTTGATGGTGATTTCACTTATGCTGCTCAAACACTTGTGAGTTATAATGCTTTACTAATGCCTGAAGATGTGCTAGAATGGATGCGTTCTCTACCAAAATATTACGAAGATGATACAATCATCGTTGCTCATGCTGGTGCTAATCCTGCATTTCCAATGAACGAACAAACAGATACTATGCTCTTGTGGTTACGATATCAGCCGCACCATAATGCACACATGGGAAAGCATTTCTATCACGGTCATACACCACACATAGGTAAGATTGAGCAAGCAGAAGATCGCACAAATGTAGATACTGCTTGTGTATATGGCGGCCATCTAACAGCCGCTATTTTAGGAGATGATGGTAAACCTGAAGGTTTCATTCAGGTGCCAGCAAAGGGTGGTGCATATGATATGAGTGATGCTCAATCGCGAGGTTGGGAAGTCTAAATATGAGACTATATAAAGTAAAAG